TCGAGCAACACTTGCCACTGTTGTTGAAAAGGCTCTTGCGTATCGCGAGAACTTTATTGGCAAGCCAAACGGCGTCAGATTGCAGAGCCATGAGAACGATGTCAGGCATCTTAAAAAGCACACCTTGCCGCATCTTGGCGATAAGCAGATCCACAAGATCACTGTCGGAGATATCAACCTTTTCATCGACCAGCTTATGCTTGAGGGTAAGTCGCCAAAGACACAGCGAAACATCATTCATTCGCTCAACATGGTTTTCAAATATGCGATTGATAAAGGCATGGTTTTCTCGAACCCATGTTCAAGCGACAGCCGCAGAACAATCATGGGGTCAATCGGCACCCGCGATGGTTACAATGCCGATGAGGTTCGCCGCATACTGGCTCAAGAGATGCCCAGCTATAGTCGCGCACTGTTCACGTTTGCCGCACTCACAGGCCTCGCCGCAAATGAATTGCAGGGGTTGCTGTGGGATTGTGTTGACGTCAAAAAAGGCTCGATCGAGGTCAAGCGCACAGGTTATCGGGGCGGTCTGCAAGAAACCAAAACAGAATATCGCATCAGAACAATCCCGATGCCATCATCTCTGATCACGTTGATGCGGGAGTGGCAGTTGCAATGCCCATCTCATGCCTATGTGTTCCCATCTGCAAAGAATGTCATGGCAGAACAGCGTCACTGGTCTGGCTTGTTGCAGACAATTTGCAAGAGAGCTGGCGTTGACTACAAGGGCATCGGCGGGTTCAGAAAGTTTTATCATACGCAGATGGAACTTGATGCGGTGCCGGACTCCATCAGAAAATATCGCATGGGACACTCAAAAAAGAGCAATGTCGCCGCTCAGCATTACACCGTCACTGATTTGGCTCTGGCTCAGAGTCCTGATGATGCTCAGAAGATTGCTGGTCGTATAATGTCATGACGACTGCATATTGACCATGATGACACCATGAGAGGCTGTCTGTTAAAGACCAGCCTCTTTTTTTATGCTCATCAATCTCAGCATGAGGCACATATTTGACTTTTATTCTGTACGCCATACACGCCAGCCACAGAATGGGAGCTTTCTGACAGAGGCCGCACCCTTGCCATGATAATGCCGAATGGATTCCCTGAGTTTGTATGCGCTTTGCTCATCGCCAAATAAGACAGACTCATCGACTTTCATCTGCTTTGCGATATTGCCAGACCATGACAAAGGGCGTCCCCTTTGCGGCGCAATGTGGTCATCAATAGTTATATTTCGTCCCATGTGATCTCCCTTTTTGCAACCTTTTGCCACCTGTTCGAGAAACAGGTCAGGCTGCATAAAAATTCCTTTTTGCCATTTATGACCCAGCCCTCAATTCTGAGATCATGTTCTGTCCCGCATTGTTGGCAAGCTAAAACCCTCTTTGGCTCTTTCTTTTTTGGCATCTAATGGCAAGATTTCCTGATGACATGACCCGCAAACGACACTGTTTGGGTTGTCGTCATAAATGCGGCCTCTGGTAAAAATCCCACACCAGTCACATCTGATGTGTGGATTATAATATTGATTATAATTCTCGCGAATGTTCATCGCTTTTCATCGACGCTGAACGACGCAGAAACTCCATGCCTTTCTCAAACATCTGCTTTTGCGTCATGTGCATCTGCGCTTGGTTTGTGCCAATCACCAGCAAGCACCCCTCATCGTTTGGAACAACGAGCAAGGGATGCTCTGGTCTTTCGGCGATGCTAGAAAGGGATTTCATCTGCTAAAGGCGCAGAGCTTGGTTGCGATGCGGCTGGTGAAACAGGCTGCTCGCCCAAAGGTTTCGGGTCAGACGTTTTCAGGGCAAGATATGTCTCACCAGCTTTGCTGGTATTGATCCAAGCTGAGACATATTGCTCAGTCCCCTTGACGTTGATCGTCCCTGTATAGTCGGGATGATTATCGCTTTCTTTCTTTTTATTCTTGAAAAGCGCACCCCGATTGGTGTTGTCATATTGTTCAGCCATTTCTGATCTCCTCTGCTTTGGCTTTCATAAAGTCATATTTTCTGTCTGAGAAAATTTTGATCATCGCGTCATTGGTTGGTTTGATGCGGTTAAACATCATCTCAACGCCATCGAGCGTCTTTGCGGCTGTGACATATGCGCGAACAATCTCGACAGCTTCAGAATGATCAGCCGCTGAGTTGATCGCATTCATCATCTTGTCGAGAAACTGCTCTTGTGGCGATTTCTCAGTCACTCGCTTGATGGTCGGCGTAATAGATGCGGGTGGCTCATCAGGCAGGGAGGAAACCTGAGAGCCACCCTGACCAGAGTTTTGCGGGGGTGTGACGCCGCGATCGGACTCTGGCTTGCTTGTATATTTGCAATCGTCAAATTTGCTCATGAAAACATCCGCGCTCATGCCCAGATGACTCAGGGCTTTTGTTAGTGCGTCGGTTGTTGCTTTTTTTGCGGCATCGTCGTCAGCGCGGTTTTTGCTGAACAGCATTGCCCCGCCTGTGAACCCGCCAAATTTGTGTTCACGCTTTTCAGACCAGACAGAAACTGTGACCAAAACCATTGTTTCGCCTGCGGCAAGCTGGACGACTTTGACATCATCAGTCTCCCATCCCCAGCCCTCGCCGATTTTGCCAAACCGCTCAGTCATGCGCCAAACTTGCCAAGTCGCATCAATCGCTGTGATCTTGCGACCAAAATTCAGATTGTTTTTCGCTTTTGGATCGGTCTCAGCCAAATCCCCCCACACACTCAAATTGCTCATTTCATCACCTCAATGCGCTTTGATTTATTCTTTGCGACTTTGACTTGAATGCCATGACCGAAAGCCACGCTCGCATTTTTCGGAACCAGCTTTTTTATTTCTGTCTCTGCTTTTTTGCAGGCATCCATTGCGCCAACTGTTTGCGCCCAAACCTCTGCCCATTGTTTCCACTTGGGGTCAGCCTGTGTCTGCGTCATATCGACAGGCACAGTGTCCTCTGTCGGCACAGGTGCCTCGCTGACAGGAATGTCATGAGGTGGGACGCCCATCTCAACGCATCCCATGAAATATGTAGCAAGCCCGATCAGTTCTGCTTGATATTTAGGGTCAATCTCAATTTCATGCAGGGTTGGCTCATTGCCGGATCTAATGATCGTCAGCAAGCCAAGAGGACATTTTTTGCCTGTGTGTTCTTCTAATAAGTAAGCATTCCAGTGGAGCTGTGGGCTGTAATGTTTACACAGTCGGGGAATGACATCTTTCCATTCCTCACCAGCCTGCGGCCTGCCCATAGTAAACTTTGCGTCAATGACAGCCTGCTTGCCCCGATAGTTCTTTATCGAGCCGTCGAGAGTGCAACGCATAATCGGATGCTTTTTGCCTGATATGACTAGCTGGCGATTAATGATCTCCAGTTCATGTTTTAACTGGCACCACTCAAGATTAAGCTCCTCAGTGATGTGACCCATAAGAACAGGCCACACTGTTGAGAGGTCGTCAGCGTCAATCTCGCCCCTTTTTCTGAGCCACAGTTGATTAATTCTGTCGGAGTCGCCACTGGCGAGGATATTGATTTCTGAGCCACCAATAGTCCCAAAACGCTCAGAGAGCGACTTGGGATCTAGTTGGAATTTATCGAAAAAGGGATATGCCATGCACCCCTTTTACCATTGCGCATAGTTACCTGTCAAATATTATGCGCATATTATGATCAAATGGCATATTTCACCATGACCACAGGCTCGACTGACTTGACCTCTTTGCCAAGCGCGATTTCCTCGAAAGGTTCGAGAAGCTGCACAGTTGCGCCCACTTTATAAGTGGTCACAAGCTGAGCTAACAGACCGCGCTCTTTGCCATTGTTGTCCAGCCGGACGACAACCAGCGCACCCTGTCGAGGCTCGATGTTTGGGTTGACGAAAGCCAGATCACCATTTTTGATGACTGGCTTCAATTTGTCTCCGAAACAAAAACAAGCATAAGCACCCTCGACGCCGTTCAGTTCTTCTGGGCGGTCAACTTTGCTCATCATCTGTTGTGTGAAATCAAACCCATTGCCGGATGATATTGGAAAACCATAAACAGGCAACTCTGGCGACAAAGGTGGTTTGTCAATATGCTTGCCATCAGACGTCTGCTCAACAATATCGTCGAGACTGACTTTTAATATTTCAGCCAGTTTGTTTTTGTGGGGATAGATCTTTCTTTTGCCGGACTCAATGCGGCTGTATTCAGCCTGCCCGACGTCAAGTTGTTGCGCCACATCAATCTGTGTGAGGTTCTGCTTGGTGCGCAGTTGCTTCAAATTATTATTAAACTGCATTTGCGCCACCATCAGTTAAAAACCGAAACGATGCGCCGAAACTAATCATTGCGCTGCCAAAAGGCTTTGCGCCTATGTTCATTGATTTGCTCCCTTTGTAGATCTTCACTGACGACGATTTCTTACCAATAATCATTCTCATTCTCCACTTAAAATTGTTGATAGGCCGTTTACTCTAAGGCATATGCAACTCTTATGCAAATATGCGCTATATATGACAAAACGACGCATATTCAGATATTTATAGGTGAACAAAAACAGAATTGACTTGTGTTTCATCCGCGCTTAATATGCTTTTCAGGCATAATATACCAATATCTGGTGGATCAGGATGAAACTCAATCAATATCTAGTGTCGAATGGAATCAGCCAAAAAATGTTTGCTGAGCAGCTTGGCGTGTGTCAGGCGACGATTCACAAATACCTGTATAAGAACACAGTCCCCAGCGGCAAGCGCATCATGCAGATCCACAAGCTGACAGATGGTGACGTATCTGTTACCGACTGGATGTCTCATTTTGAGGTGTGCGATGGGCAAGGCTAGTCGCGACAAGGGCGGTCGCTTCGAGCGAGAGCTGGTCAACACAGCCAAATCTCATGGCCTAGAGGCTTATCGAGTGCCTTTATCTGGTGCCGTTTCTGGCTTCAAAAACGACATAATCATCAAGCAGGGTCGCACCACTTGGGAGATCGAGGCCAAGAAGCGAGCCAGCGGTTTCAAGTTCATTTATGACAACATTGCCGGAGCTGATGTTTTGGTCATTGGCGTCGATCGCCAGAAGCCTCTCGCAGTTCTCGACTTTGAGGATTTTTGCGATCTGATGAAGGGGAAATTTTATGAATAAATATTCAAACTCATTTTTTTACGTTGCGGCTATCGTTGTTGCAAATGTTGGCTTTTCTTATTTGCCAATGGTTGATTTGCCGTTTGGCGGTCAGCTTGCGCCGATGAGTTTGCTGGTTGGCTTTGTTTTTGTT